TTTCTAAGTTCCTGCGGAACTTGGGCAATGGCGCCCTCCAGACTATACTTATTGGTTCTACCGATACCAGAGGTCGGGTACACAACCGACACATTGATTTCATTAAACAGCTTGTTGATGGACGTGCGTGTGCCGGGATGTACCACTGCATCAGAGGTTGTAGCGGGATAAATATTCTCCCAACCTTTTGAAAGTTTATAAATTTTTGTCATATAATTCCTATTTTTGCCTAAGTTCCGCAAGAATTTGAACTGCTGTTATTTTTATGTAATTATTCATTCATTGTCTTTTCTCGGAAACTGCTAAATGCAAGAAAAAAGCATCCAGCATATCAGAATATTCCTTCGTTGAAAGCGCTACGAATATTTGACAATACTGTTGATAATTAATTTTCACAACTATAATATTGATGTTACATCGTCAATTTCCTCGGCCGTTAAGTATCCTGTTAAGTCGATACTTCCACCCCCTCCAGTTTCCCCTGTAGCACTCCATATGCCTTTTGTCTCGCAGCGAAAGATTGGCCCTGGTATCGTATCACCCACTATGGCCCAATCACCTACAATCGGAGATGGTATAGCCGCTTTTAATGCTTCAATAGTAGGATACAGCCCTTTACTCACCCCCTTAATGTTTTTTGCTTCAAACCAGCCGTCCACTCTTACGTTACCTTTCAAGTGGGTTTTCCCTTGAATAATCGCATCACCGCCTATCGCTGTATTGCGACCAATGGAAACATCACCGTCTATTTGTTTTGATTCATGACTCATATTAATACAGATTTTGCCAATTCGTTCAATGCGGCACTTTTTTCCGTATCGCCGAATGTCGTTAATACTAATGCAGCTATGGTGTATATCACAGCATCATAACATTTCTCGCAGATTTCTATTGAGTCATATATGTCTATTTCCGGATAAGGTAGATATACAGCACGACTCACTTTCGCTTCTGTCGTTTTGCATGAATAAAATTCCATCACTCTTCCTTCCGGTCGTATGGATATAGCGCAAACAGGCCGTTGGCATGTTCCTCTTATGCCTTTAAATCGGGAAGACTGTTTTTTGTATTCAGGATCATCGGTACTTATGGGGTTAAATACCGCACGTTCCCAATCGTTCATTTGAAAAGCTACAAGACGCATGAAATCTTCCGGTAGCAATATCCATCCACTTTCATGCTCTTTCCAATATATAGCATCACCGAAGTTATGTCCACCATCAAGCAGATAAGGCGATGCAGAGCTGTGTACGCGCTTCACCGCTTCCACAATTTTCGATGCAATGATGTCGTCAAGTGCAAGGGTGTCCACATCGCCTATAATCTTCAGCGTATCGCTGTTTGTGTTCTGGTCCAAAGCGATGCGTACATCCTCTTGTATTTTGTTCTTCTGATATACAGCCATAAGTCCTTATCTTTATTCCAAGCCCTCGAACTCAATTCCGTTTGCAGCAGCCTGCTCCATGATTGCCTTGGTCGAGCGCATGGAAGTGCGGCTGATGCCGAAAGTATCTGCAAGGTAATCCTTTGCACTTACAATGTCGCTTACTTTGACTTTGCGAGATGTCGTATTGTTATCCCCTGCGTCTTTTTGCGGCATTTCGTCCTGTCTGCCGGTTTCGTTGTCAGGTGTGTCTTCACCACTGTGCGTACCTTCAACATGCAGTTTTTCAGGTGAACCGCTTTTAGACGCCTTGCCGGCTGTTTCTGCTGTCTCAGATTGCCCGTGCGCAGAATGAAGTTTGAACAGTTTGCCAAACTTGTAATGGTTCTCTACAGACTTCTGTATATCCTCATTGTCGGTAGTGAATACGCTACTTCCGTTTGACAATGGAACGAATGCAATATGCAGGTTCTTCTTACTCGGAAGTACCACATTAATACTGATATTAGTATTCGCCTTGTAGGTTTTTGTAATCATATTCTTAAAAGTAAAAAGGGAACGGGACACCTTATCCCATCCCCGGTAATTAATAATTCTTTATGAACTCTTTATTATGCTGCAATTAAATCTTGGGCAGGTGCTTTAGCCAGTCTCATACGTGCATGTGCCTTTGCATAGCGCAGATACAGGCAACTTACCTCTTGAATAACTACCGCATCAGTACGACGGATACCAGCCTTTTGCAAGTCGAGTACGTTACGTGCCCAGGACACATGTGTTTTCTTAGAAAGATATTCCGGGTCCATTGCAAAGCCGCAATCACTCATTCCGTTTACATCGAACAGTTCATGGTGTATGGTCAATACTTCTCCGAAATCAGTATCCCAAGATTTGAATTTCAAGTTCCATACCTCCACGGTATCTTTCAAGCGGAATTTTTCGCTCTTTATCTTGGAGAATGCAGAGAGCATATCACTTCCACAGAATAAAATCTTACGCTTATTACCGATGCCGGTACCAACAAAAAGGTCTTTGGTAATATCCACAAGGTTTTCATCGGTAATTATGGCGCATTTCTTGTCAGTATCCCATTCGCCCACCTCGATGTCCTTTCCGGCCATCCACCAGATACCACCTGTAAACCAAGTGTTCATGCCGTCCTTTGCAATGTGCTTGATAACCTGCTTCACACCAAACAGATAAGTATTTTCCATTGCGAGGCGCATATCATATACACCGTCTTCTTCAATGTCTGAGAAATTCCAGTTCACTTCTTTGGCGGCAATCTTGTCAAAAGTTGATTGCTCTACCTGAATCATGAAGTTCTGACAATACTGGGTTTCAGGCATAGGGATATTATTGAATCGTCCTGTCTGAACATCCAATTCCCCACATGCTTTTCCCATGCGTACAAGCGTTGTTCCTTGTGGAATTTCCGGAACAAGAATCGGCTGTTTGCTTGAATCATCCATTTTGCCATTTACGGCATACACTGTAGGAAGATTTGTTGAGCTGTCCTTTCCGCACACACAAAGCACGAGGTCCGGAACGTTACTGTCATCTTCCGTATATTTCGTTCCGTCCGGTTTGGTGATGGCGCTGACACCGACTACCCTAATGGTATCATCCAACGTGAACATATTCAAATCATCTACCGGCAACGACACGCTCGCACCGCTGAGCATAGCTTCCAGCTTTTTGTTGGTACTGCATTTGATTTCACGTGTACCCACGCTGTAATACTTCACTTCAAATGAATTGGTGGAGCTTGATTTTGCATAACGGCTGATTTGGTCAATTGGAGTAGCCATCGGACGGATTTTCACGATGCGTTTGTCCACATCACTCAAATAGAAATTTGGGTCACCGGTTTCACGCCCTCCTGTTTCAGTGGAAATACCGTCTGTTCCACCCGTACCGTCCGCACCGGCTGTTGTTTTACCCGCATCAGGCAGGTTCGATGCTTCTGCCATCATGACACCGCTTGATGCACCCGTCACAAACGCCAATATCACCAGCGTAATGCGACAAAAGAAACTCATTGTTCTCTTCATTGCTCGAAATTTTAAAAGTTAAAAATGTAATTGGTTTATATTTATCTGTTTATCACCTTGCGTTTTTCACCGCCACGCTCCCAGATGTTCTGTGTACCATCATAACGCCCGATTGCACCGAGGTCAGGCATCTGCCGTGAACCGCCACTGCCGCCACCGTTTTTACCGGCAAGGTCGGCTGTACCGTCATTTTTGCCTGCTTTGCGTAGCTTTTCTTCAATCTTGCTGTTGCGCCCCTTTACTTCACCCTCGTGTCCGGCAGCTTCCACATCGCTGTCGTGCCTGATTGCTTTTATGGCCATTTCTATGCTTTCACGTGTAAACTTGCCCATGATTCCGTCACGTACAATGCCTACAAGGAAATCCATTGCGCTGTCGATGTCCTCATCCGGCAGTCCTTCTTCCTGCTGCATGGTTTCAAGGGTGGTCAGGGTTTCGTTGATGTTCTTTTGATACTCTCCCTCATACTCTTTCTCTTGGGCAATGCGTTCTGCAAATTCCTTGTTGGCAGCAGCAAGTGCTTCCTGCTTTTCGGGGTCCTCAAGCGCGGCTTTGAAATCGTCTCCGAACTTGCGGACCATTCCGACAATAGGGTCTTCTCCCTTGCGCCAGTCAGTAAGGAAAGCGGCACTTTGCGGGTTGCTTGCAAACAGGTCGGACAGCGCTTTTTCACGTTCCCTATAACCGGACAATTCCTTGTCGTAACCATCGTAATCGTCATTGATTTGACCGAATAACGCTTCATCATCGGCAAATTCCTTGTCCGGATACTTTGCTTTCAATCGCTCCGTGTATCGCTCGCGATTGCTCTTAACTTCCGTATTATTAGGCATAATTCAAAAATTTAATTTATAGTCAGATTCTACAAGACAAAAATAGGCAGGGAAAGCAGGATGTCATGTTTATCTTTTTACGCTCCTATTGGTAACTTTGGTACTATAACGGGAAGAAAAATGAAGCATAAAGGAGCAGTTATGGAATACTCTATGGAGCGTATGAACGACTTGATGAGAGCATACGATGAATACATTTCATCGTGTGATTATATCCGTATGCCTGAAGTGTATAAAGTAATTGTAAACATGCCGTCCCGGAGGTTTTGGGTCAGCGATATTCGTGCAGCATTGGTCGTTTCCGCCATGATGAGGGGTGCGAACGATTTAAGCGGTATGTGGCCGTTGAAGAAAGAAATGTATGAGGAAATTCATACTAGGGTGGTTGCTCTCAAATCAGAACACCCGGAACTTACCATTTCTGAACTGTGTGCTAAAGTAATTGCTCAACCCGCACCGAAATTCTACCTCACGCCGGGTAGTGCGAAGATGATGATATGCAAGGCTAAAAAACGATGGATGCAAGAAAAATTGAGAAGATTACGGCTCTCCTGATTTCTGCCATGATTGTGTGTTTGTCATTTTCAGGAGAATGGGATTGGCAAACTGTCGGCATTTACGCTGGAAGTAATATGCTCGGACGCTTGCTGTACCCGTTCTTCCATGCAAATACCTTTCACGCTTTGCTCAACTCATGGTGCTTGTTGTCGGTGGTTTTCATCTACGACATTGGAATAGGGAGATTGCTGTCAGCCTATATGATTGCTGTTACAGTTCCAGTTGATACCCTTGGATATTTCACGACAATGGATTCGCCAACGGTAGGATTGTCCGGATTGGTTTTCGCCCTGTTTGGTTCAATATCGTTTGAGGTATTACGTAAACGGTATTATCAGTTATGGATGCTGTTTTACCTTGTGGCAGGCTTCCTGTTTCCGGGCATAAATGCCGTATTGCATCTTTGGTGTTATGTATTGGGACTCATCATGGCTCTGCTAAACAAGCCTGTTAAAATCATGCACCATGAAAGATAAGGCCATCAAGGACATATTGACAGAGAATGAACGCCGCAATGCGATTGTATATGCAAAGTTCAATCCAATTACCGGAGAAGGTTCTGTCGGTAAACGTGTAAAGTGTACCATCAGTGACTTTCCTATACATACCCAGTGGTTACCGGAACGTATCATGAAAGTACCGCTTGTACGCCAACTCATCGAAGCCGGTTCTATTTCCAAATTCCTCACGGACTACATGGGCGTGGAAGACAATCAGGATGATCGCTTGAAGGTCATAGAGCAGTTTGTACGAATACGCAGCCGCGAGGATTTTCCGTTTTGGGCGGCAACATTTGTCTATATCAAGGCCAAAGGCGGTGGTGAGGATGTCCTGTTTCGTCTGACAAGACCTCAACGGCGTTTTGTGGATCGGCTTGAAAAATTGCGTATTGCAGGGAACCCGATACGCATCATCCTGCTTAAAGCACGGCAATGGGGTGGTTCCACCACTTCACAGCTTTATATGGCATGGTTGCAGTTGCTTCACAAAACCGGCTTAAACTCACTTATCATTGCACATCAGGGCGCAGGCTCCGATGAAATCAAGGATATGTTCGACCGGATGATTAAAAGTTATCCTGTCGAAATGCTCTATAAAATAGATGAAGCCTACAATGAGAACGAGCCGAAGATTGTAGGAGTGGGAAAATCGGGAAGTATATCGCGTATTCCGCAGCGTAACTGCAAAATCAAGATTGGTACGGCTGAACGCCCGGATTCGTGTCGTGGCGGTGATTACAATCTTGTACATCTCTCCGAAGTGGGAATATGGAAGGCTACGGAGGGAAAGAAACCGGAAGACATTGTGCGCTCCGCCTGTTCGGGTATTCTCCTCAAGCCCTACACCATGATTGTTTATGAAAGCACAGCAAATGGCACCGGGAACTTCTTTCATCGCGAATATACTGCCGCAAAAGAAGGGAAATCCCAGTTCGAGGCAATGTTCGTTTCATGGTTCGACATCGAGCAATATACACTCGCTTTTGATTCGGACAAAGAAAAATGGGATTTTGCAGAATGGCTTTATCAGAATCGGGACAATGAAAATACAGATTCCGAACGTGAGGAATGCGGTAAGTATCTTTGGTCGCTGTGGGAAAAAGGTGCTACGCTCGAAGCTATCCATTGGTACATAGCCGAACGCAGGAAGTACAATGACCATGGGCAGATGGCTGCCGAATTTCCGTCTGATGATGTGGAAGCCTTCGTACATTCGGGAGCACGTGTGTTCGACAAATACAAGGTCGATGCAATGCGCAAGACCTGCAAGAAGCCTAAATATGTCGGCGAAGTCTGTGCCGATGCGGATGAGGGCAAGAACGCTCTGCAGAACTTGCGTTTTGTGAAAGACAAACAGGGGTTGTTACATATTTGGGAATTGCCCGAAATAGATGAAAAGGAAGTTGTCACCAACCGTTATTTGACTATTGTCGATGTCGGAGGACGTTCCAATAAAGCAGACTTCTCTGTTATTCTTGTGCTTGACCGTTTATTCATGGCTGATGGTGGAAAACCCGTTGTAGTGGCGCAATGGTATGGGCATTGTGACATTGACCAACTTGCATGGAAAGCAGCACAAATAGCGGCTTTTTATGACAATTCACTTTTGGTGATAGAAAGTAACACGTTGGAAACGCATGACAAGGAGCGGCAGGTGGATGGAGACCAGTCACAGTTCATCCTTAATCAGATTAAGGAGATTTATCCTAACCTCTATGCACGTAGCCAATCCGAAGAAGCCATACGTGAGGGCTTGCCAACCAAATACGGCTTCCATACCAATGTATCCACTAAACCGATGATTATTTCAACGTTGGTTAAGGTTATTCGTGAGAATATGTACACAGAACGTGATGAGCGTTGTTTGGACGAATACCTATGTTATGAAAAGAAACCGAACGGAGCTTTCGGAGCGATTACCGGTAAACATGATGACTTGCTAATGACAAGAGCCATAGGCTTGCATATATGTTTCTTTGAAATGGAAATTCCAAAGATTGTGCTTCGTATCGGACGATTTGTTGTCAAAAAGAAAAAAGCTGTTTCAGCAGCTACAATATAAGTTTAACTATAAAAACAAGGAACAATGAACATTTTCAGAAAAATCAGAGCTTCGCTTCGTTTACGTGAAGCAGTCAGACAGGCAGACGAAAAACACAAAGAAACTGGAGAACGTTACTACGTTATGCCTGCCGGTGGGAAAAAAGGTCAACTTATCATTATGGATAGAAAGAATTTCCGTAAGTTGAAACAGAAAGGCTACATCAATCATAATACGTTTGTGGGCGACCTTGAACGCGAATGCTTCTACTGCACGACTTATGGAAACGGTTCAGCTATGCTTCCTTCTGCTGTTATTGCATTGAAACGAAAACAGTATTTCTCATGGCTTGATTCATTTTCAAATACCAAAGAGAATGGGAAAGTACGGAAATATTGATGGCATTGCCACACTTACCAATGACCCGCTCGCACTTGACAATATCAACAAGTTTAACATCGGAGACCGGGTGATGTGCAATGATAATGGGAAAAGCGGTACTGTATTAGATATAGATACTGATAAATACGGTTGTACCGTTCGTTTTGATGATACTGAAGAAACATGGATTGAATGCGACCAATTATCCAAAGAATAAAGAAAGGGGCATATCTGTGATGATGTGCCCCCTTGGGTTTAAGTTCTCATTGCATTATGTAACTGATTTACTGCATCTATATTTGCACCTTGTTCGACCTGTTGAAGCAATTGAAGAGAAAGACCGTCGGGCACTTTGCCCTGCTCCAACTGTTCCTTCTGTGATTTGATACTTTGCAACAATTCATCTGCAAACGGGAAATCTCCATGCTCAAGCAGCTGCTCTACACTGATTGCCTGAGACTGGTACAACTGCATAAGCATATCGTTAGCAAGATGCCTGTATGCCGGTGTTGAAGTGCTTTCGGTAATGCTTAAATCAAATTCTACATCACGTATTTTCTTCGGGTCATATTCGATTTGTGCACCACTCTTGCCTGCAATATTGAATACACGTTTGCTATCATAAAACTGTTGCATATTCTTCACGTCCTTGTATGCACCGTCAACTACAAAGCAACTGAACGACTCCAGCAAATCAAGTAATGATTTGGTGGCATTTTCTGTCTGTTGGTTATAGTGTGATGCGCTTTCTCCCGAATATCCCGGTTTCCCTTGCAATGCACCTGTCACGCCTGAAATGTCCTCAAAGAACTTCAGCTGTATATTGAGCAATTCTGCAATACCTATGTTGGTGGAATTGTTGGCTACCTGCTCCGGAACCTTACCACTCTTGCTCGGCTTATAGACAATCACGCCGTTAAACTCGGTCCAACTCTCTGCAATATCGTCAATGCTCACACCATCAGGAAGACAATCCTCCGGCATCATCAGCACACCTTTTGCGCTTGCCCTCATAATCCAGTCATAGAGAGTTATCAACCGGTTGGTATATCTCTGCTGGTCGATTACATCAGCAACGAATGAATGGATTTCACCATCAATGAACGGATATGCCTTGAAAACATATGGATGGCTTCCATGCTCGTAAGGCGTTTCCCCCTCCCTCAATATGTCGCCAAAAGGAGAAAGGTAATAGAAATACCAATAATCGTCCACAAACCAAGTAGCTTTTATCAACGGAACCTCATCTTCCGGCATACCGGCTTCCTTGGCCATACGCATACGTTCTTCATTTTCAGTAAGCACCACTTGTGCGTAATCTTCTTCGTCTATTTTGAAAATATCGCCGTTTTGGTAGTCATGGCAACGGTATCTCGGTTTTTGCTCCTTGCGCCATATCTCTATTACACGGCATCGTCCCGGCTCGCTTGTGAATAGAAAATCGTAGTTTTCCAAGCGGCTATACCCGAAACGCTCCGCATATGTGGCTATGTAATCTTTCCTTGCCGCCCACTTGTAAATGTCACGCAATTGTCTGTATTCCTGCGGACTTGATGCGAACTGTTCACACAACTGCCCGAAAGAAATGTCGTGAACTTCTCCAAGCACGGAAACATCCCAACCTCTGAAATCTCTCATGTTGTTGTCAATAAAGAAATTATTGGGTTGCACATAGTCCGTCCAACAATCCTCTTTTCCATTACGCCAACCGTACGACTTACGGTGAACGATAAAACCGCTTATCAGGAACTCTTCCATAGTTCGGGCGTATACATCGTTCATTCGGTTAAGCTGCATGTTGCATTGAAGTATCGTACTCATCGTTTCACCAAGTTTCTGTTCATCCCGATCACGTGCGGTACAGGTCGGTTCTTTACTTTGGCTTCGATACACGCCAAGTACGCTTCGCACAAGCCTACGGATAAGGTTGTTTTTCAAAGGCACGTTGCCTTGACTTTTAATGTATTCTTCCTCGCTCATGGATTTTCCGTCCACACAAATCATATCGTCCCATTGGAAACCATAGGTATAGCGTTTGTTTCGCTCCCGGTCTTTCCGAAAGTCGTCCATCTGGCTCCAATAGTATTGTGCTTCCATAAGAATGTCAAATGCCCGGCGGTCTCCATATCGTTTTGCAGAAACAACAGTATCTATCTCGGCGGCATCATTTCTTCCCGGAGCTATACGGCTCATTGGCAGCAATTTTCTTTCGCTTTTATCTACATGCATATTTTTATCATTTTAATGATTGCTCGGAACAAATATACTGCTCCGGGCAATCATCCTATGTTTAACTATTTACGTTTACGAGTCCGATTCATTTCTTCTATCATCTCCTTTTTGAGTTCATTCAATTCAGACTCAATACTCTTACGCTCCTCATCATCAACTACATCATTCAACTCATTATAGAGGTCGTCAATATCCCTGCGATAATCCTCAAAGATTTCGTACCGCTCATATTCGGGTGAGTTGTAAAGAAAATCAATCTTTTCAGCATAATCAAAGATGTCGTTCTCAGTATCTTCCTCGTAATGCTTCAATCGAGTTTTCAATCGGTCATGCTCCTCTTTCAACCGGAAATACTCATTGTTTACAGCCCTGTACTCGGTGCGTTCGTCCCCGGCTTTGACCAGTCTGTTTACCAATAAGATGCTGCGTGGGTCATATTCTCTTGCTCCGGAAATGGTTTCCGCTGTCTTGGCCATTTTGTCAATAGTACCGAAAACACCACCGAAATATCCGTTTAAGAGATATTCTACCTTTGCCGGATTAAAGTCAATCGTTCCTTTTGTATATGGGTCCCCGCCCGTAGCTTCATTCATGGCATTGGCCAATCCGACAATGTATTTATTGGCGCTCTTATACGCCTTTGTCCATTCGGGCATATCTTTGTTGTAAGGTGTGTCTTTATAAAGTGGCATACCCGTCCAGCTCTTTTCTGCAACGTAGGCTTCCCACAAGGGTTTGTAGGCACTCGGCACAAAGACATTCAATCCTCCGCCACCCTCCAAGAAATCAATAGGTAATATCTGTGTAGCCTGTCCTGTTATGGCTTCGGCAATTTCTTCGCCAGTAAGATGTTCCTTTCCGTTAAGGACGGAAATCATCAGTTCGCCCATGCCGTAAACAGCCCTGTATTCTACCGGAAGAGGAATGGATACCCAACTGTTTCCTGCCTTGAAAAGAATATTGCTGCGCCTTACATATTCGGGAAGATTATAGTATGCGTTCTTGTCATCGTCGTCATCATCATCGCCACCCAAGTAGGCAACAATGGCACCAAGAAGGAACATCGCCGCAATACCTGTAAAAGCTTTGGAAGGATGGCGTTTCATCTGTCGTCCAAAGTTTGCCGTACCTTGAATGGCTGCATTCCAAAACACATAGCCGCTACGACCAAGTCCCGATACCAATGCACTGGCATTACCAGCCTTTGTCTGCCCTGTACTGTCATAGAATTTTGCTCCGCTGCCTTTCTTGTTGAAGTTTACGCTTATCTCCTTTGCATCATAGATGGCTCTGTCAATGCTCCTGCCCATTTCGCGTGATGTCATGAAAGCGGCAAAACGGGCACAGTTCTCAACGGCTCGGTTGTACTCATCGAAACGTTCGCCCAACAAGTCCCATGCTTTTTTTACAGGAATCTTGCCGTTCGATTTTTTCAGTTCCCTGCGTATGTCGTTCTTATGTTGTTCAATGTCCCGGATATTGGCATAGCCTGTTTCTCCTCCGTTCATCATGAACTGATGAAACATCGCTTCCGTCTTGTTACTCATGTCAAGTGTCCCTTTGCGGTGCTTTGCCAAGAGTTGCTTTATTCTTACAGGGTTGGCATACATATAATTCCGATGAAAACGCAGTGCGTAGTTCGGGCTTTCCCTTATCCAAGTCATGGTATTGGTGTATAGCATATCTCGCATGAAATTCGATACAATGAAGTCTGGGTTACGTGTGGTATAGAACGCACTCAACTGTCGGTTGATATTTTCTCCTGCACGGAGAATAGCTCCGATTGCCCCCGACATATCATTGTCGGGATTTGTCTGTCCGTTCAGTGCCTGTGCTGCGCGGGGATTGCCGTTAATGGTAATCACATAGTCCCTGCCGCCACGTTTCACTACAATTTGGTGCTGCCTCATATCCTGGCTTTCCACAATACGGTAAGGAATATTCACGGTATCCTTGCCGTGCTTGTACCGGTCAGGATATTGCTGCGCCAATGACTCCATTTTAGTTTCAAAGTCCAGCATCTTCCGTTCCACCACTTCGGGAGTATCTGTACTGTCTATGTTGTCAGGAAACACTGGCTTCCATTCGTCGGCCACCGTATCGTATTCTACCCAAATGTCACTCACACTGACAAGGTCGCTCGGATGGTTGAGGGCGAAATTAAGGAAACGCTGTTTTACCAATTTGTTCCGGTTGCCCTGCATGATAGCACCTTCTGCCATTGATTGCAGGTTGGCAAACGGGTCATCCGCTTTCGACCTGCGTCCTTCCGCTTTCTTGATAGGAGCATTGAGTGCACTTTGCTTGTGCGTCAGATATGCGTATGCTTCAGAACTGGTCTTTTCGTCAAAACCACGTAGCGGAATGTAAAAATCATACATATCTGAAATTTTATCAAAGGTCGCTTTGCTCATCATGCCACATTCGTATGACTTTGAAAGTATTGCTTTGCTCGCGGCATTGATTTTTTTCCAAAGGTCGGTAGTGTCGTGTGCCTGTTCGTAATCGTTAACCATTATATGTGCTTCCGTTTCGGCATCGGTAACATTATCCATACCTGTAAGGGCTGTAAGTCCGGCATAGTCGGTTTGGTCTGCATCGGTTGCTCCGTTATTGATTGCTTCATTACGCATATATGTATTGCGTTCAAGGCCGTGTTTCGCCATCATGTAATCAGTCAATTCCTCACGCTCTGCCTCAGTCCTGGCAAGTTTGGCAACCTCATCAAGCATGGGCTTGAACAGGGTGTGGGCAAATGCATCGGCTTCGGCTTTGTTCACACTTGACAGACGGTTTTCTCCCAAGTATGCGTTTTCAAATCCGTCCACATCCTCAATGTTTGTTTCCTTGCCAAGGATTGCAGTCATGGCTTCTTTCAAGCCGAGCATACTGTCCTGTAATGCTTCCTGTGATTGGAACATACCGCTTTTTACACGCCTTTCATAACGGTCACGAGCCAATTCCCTTTCATGTATTTCCGGGTCACCGGTACGGTATAGTGCATCATCACTTTCTGCAACAGTCTGATGATGTGGGTCGGAAACGGCATAATTTCCGACTTTCAGTTCATACTGCTTTGCCACATCAGCGGCTTCTCCCAATATGTTTCTGTATCTGCCCGGTTCCGCAAGGTTCTCGTAACTGCGCCACAGGATGTAGCGAAGTTCGTTGTCCGATAGAGTAACCCCTCTGAAATCCTCAAAGCCTATCTTATGAAGCATATTCAGGAAGAAATCCTTTATCTGTTGCCACCAACTTGCGTTAATGTTCTCAAATTCGGTATCTTCTGCAAGCGAAGCCAGATATTCTTCAGTAGCCTTACGGAAATCCCAACCGTTTTTTGCAGCCATATTTACAATGTGTCTGCGTATGGTCTCATCAGCATTATTGAATACATTATCGAGGAATGTATCAAAATGTTCTCCGAACAACTGTCGCAAACCATAGTGTGCCACAGCCTCATGCAGCAGTGTCTGCTCAACATCAAACGTACTGGCATGGTTAGGAATGACAATGGCTATCTTCCCTGTACTCTTTGAGTAGAAACCTTTCGCACGCTGTTTCCTACCCTCCAAAACAGAAGCATCGGTAACAACCTCCACATTGTCAAGGTGCAGCTTCTTTGCAAGGCTTTCCACACGCTCTGCCATTCTTTGGCGTTCACGCTGTGCAAATTTCCTTCGTTGCTTTGCCGTTCTCCTTGACTGACCAAGCAGTTTTGCCACCGGGTCATTCTCAAAACCGACCTCATCATCGGTATATGCACCATCACCTTCACGCATATTTTCATCCGCAATGTTTGGATTCTCGAATTTTTCCACTATCTTTGTGATAGAAGAAAGTCTTGGATTGCTGAGGGCTTCCGTTTCGAGGACGGAGTGGTGCAGATAGTCTAAGGCTTTTTCTTTATTAATGTAATTGGCAAAACCTCTCTCTATCCAATCAATTATATTATTGTTTCCTTTCCCAAAAATAGAAGTCACCACATTGAAATCAATATCATTCCCTCTTCCTACCGACAATATTACCAAAAAGTTACCCTGCTCCGTTTTTAATTCGGTAAGAACAGATCGGTTTTCTTCTTTTCCATAATTTTCAAACACGGCAATAGGATTCGCCACTGCTTCGGGAAGATTCTTTAATTCCTCCAGTTTGAAGCCATGCTTCTTCATCTTCTTTATGACTTTGTTTCCGTACAGTTTCATGGGTTTGTCGGAAACTCCGGCTGACAACAGTATGTCCGATGGAGTGCCAAGGTTAAGTATCACTTTGTCTGCATTGGATTCTGTCAACTTTTCCAGTTCCTCGTTAAACCTATCGTTCACTTCCTCCAAATCATCTTCCCGATACAGCACATTGTCATCTTCTTCTGCAGTGGAAATATTATTTGCAGTTTCAACGGTAGCGTCCATTTCCGCATACTTGGCTTCCTTTTCCTCCAGTTCTTTCTTCATCAGTTCGGCATATTCCTCCAACTGTGATTTCGCCTGTGCCAATTCTTCTTCATATTCGAAAGGTTTGCCCTCTCGTAACAGGAGTTCTTTCAATTCGGCTTCATTATGCTTCTTGTTTTGCTCTCCGGCATTCAATCTCTCGGCAAAATCCTTTCCTGTAATCACATTGACTGTAATGTCTTCAATGGCATTGCGAAGCAAATTTTGGCGTACCGGCACATCTTCAATGCCGAGTTCGGGACATGAGTAGGTCATTTTACGCTCAACATCATTGAAAAGTGTTGCACCGTCACGCATGGTCTGCCTTGTCAGCTTTGTTGTAACTACAAATGAAAAATCGCCTATCTGTATAGTCAGTTCCCGTTTTTGTTCTCCTGCAATCTCACCGTCTTTCATCTGTTTCATTTCAGCAATAACACTCTTGTTATGTTCCTTGAAGAAATCACCCATTGTATCAACAGAAGCAAAACGATGTTTTCCGATTACAATTTCCTTGAATTGCCCATCGGGGAATGATGAATGTACAGCATCTAAATATCTACTGTTATCCTCAATGCACTTTTCCGCATCCTTGATAAAGGCTTTCAATCTTGGCTTGGCATTGTGAATATAGGTTTGGTCTGTTTCCCATTGCTTTTTGCGGCTTGCATATTTACGCACATTCTTTTCCGCATTGTTTTTCAGCATGGCATATTCACTGCCGGAGAGCTGCGCAACGGTATCGCCAAACACATCTTCTTCCTCTTCAAGCACACGGTTGGTCATGCTGTTGTTCATCATCTGCTTGCCGTTCATGATACTGTCGGCAATCGCTCCCTTTGTTTTCAAGCGTTGGTAGGCGGTAACATCCAAACTGTCCTCAACTCCGAAACGCAAGATGCGTACAGGCTTGTTCATGTCCTTATGCAAATTTCCCTGTCGCAAAATGCGTCCGTTGCGCTGGGTATAGTCCATAGGACGGTTGGGCGCATCCAAATGTATCAGCGTGTGCAGTCGTTCCTGAATGTTCACGCCTGTACCGAGCGTAAAGGTCGAACCGAGAATCACGCGAACCTCACCACGGTTTACCTTTTCAAAGATTTCAAGTTTCTTCTTGACAGTCATTCCCGACCTCATTACTACAATCTCATCAGCAGGAACTCCCTCTGCGATCAGTTTATTTCTGATGTCATCATAAAGATTGAAGCCACTCTGCTTATTTTGATAATTGTCGGCAAAAATGGCAACCGTACCTTTGTAGTCGGCTGTTTCTTTCAGTGAGCGCAAAGTCTGGCGCACGGCTTCATTGGTCTTGCTGTTTTGGTCGTCCTCTGCATCTGACTGCACCAATCGGGCATCCACGGCAGCAGCTTTGGCAATACCGTACATCGTGAGCGGAATATGGCTGTTCTCTTTCTTCTCTTTGCCGCTCATCTGCTCATAATGTTCAAGTTCGCTCTTTACGAACTTCATGATACTACGCAATGCACGTGTCTGTGGCAGATAAAGGTCTTGTGCCTTTCCTCCCTCCATTTCAGGTATTTTGTCCCTTACACCACCAGCTTCTTTGGTAAGGACGGTATCGGACACTCCCGACCATATACGCACCAGTTCGGGCAGGTTCACATATCCGGCAAAGCGGTTGTTTTCCTTAAACTTTCCGCTTGTGGTGAACTCCAACATTTGCTGAATGTTACCAAAGTTGCGTACAAAGTCATCAAAGTAATAAATACCGTACTCTTTCATCGTATCGGCAGGCATAAGATAGCGCATGAACGTCCAAATCTCTGCAGCTGTATTGCTGATAGGCGTACCTGTGGCGAAGATTACGTTTCGTCCGTTGTTCTTTTCCAAAACAGCCTGTGTCTTCAGGAATACCCCTTGTGATTTCTTGCTGTATGACGGGTCCACACCTTTGACTCCACGCTGCATGGCAGTGGCAAACCCAAGATGCTTGTATTCGTGGGCTTCATCCACAAGCAGGGCATCAATGCCCATATCGTCAAAGTTCTCTACATCGTCAGTCCGGCGGTCAAGCATTTCCATTGCCTTGACTTCTGCATTCTGCAAGGCTACAGCACGTTTTTTCTCATCGTTGGCGGTGCGTTTCTTTGAAGCGTTATCGGCAAGTCCGGCAAGTTGCTCCTCCAACAATTCGATTTCACGCTCGGCCTGTCGGGTAATCATGTTCTTGCCGTCTGGGTCTTCTTCTTTCATTTTTTCAAGAATGAGCATCTTCTCCTCAATCTTGTCCTGGACGAAAGCCATTTCCCTTTCCTCGCTGTCAGGGATAAATTCAAAGGTCGATTGCGGAACGACAATCATGTCCCAATCGTTGTAGCGTATCTTAGCATAGAAATTCTTTCTGCCCTCTGCGCTTCGGTCTGCCTCTTCGAGTGTCAGTATCTTGGCATTCGGGTACAGCTCCTTTGCACTTGCCACGAACTGACCTACCGTTGCATTCTGCACGACAATCATCGGTTTGCGTGCAGTACCCAAACGGCGCATTTCCATTGCTGTGGAAATGAGGGTAAAGGTTTTGCCTGTTCCTACCTCATGGGCAAGCAACAACGGTTGCTGTGTACCTCTCACGATGGCCTTACCTTGGTGGGGACGCATCTTGAACTTGTGGGAAGCACCTCCGAAATACTCCGGCACAAACTCGTCCGGTATGCTCATAGGCACAAAGTTGTTGAACATATCGTTATAGATACGTTCCATACGTTCCGACATTTCCGGGTCGCTCTGCATCTTCTGCCTTGCCCAGTCCTTGAAATCCTGACGAATTTCATCAATCTTAGCGGCACAAGCCTGTGTCGCTTCCTTGTCGGTAATGGTTTCTGTTGTGCCGTCATAGTGCTTCTTGGTGGTGGAAACCGTGATGCTTCTGTTCTGAATGGCTGCTTCTATGAGGGTGTGTCCCATAATGGTTCGACCGAGCATTTCACTGGTCACGCCCATGGCACGGTTCTTTTCGTAGTTGGTAAAGTATGGCTCTTTCATAAACCAAGTACCGCCTACTGCTGTAAACCGGACACCTACTTCCGTTCGTTCCTTTACGAAATCTTCATATAGTTTCGGGTCAATCCAAGAGCTGCCGAGGGTAAAGTCAATCAAGTGTGCGGGGATTTCCATTGGCATAACCTCCTGCAACGCCTTGATGTTACGGTCAAATTCCCCATTCTCATTGTTTTCCTCTGCCTGACGCAGTTTCTCACGGATATTTCCGCTCAAATACTGATACGATGCTTCCATCTGTCGGGTTACAGGGTTCTCGAAACCGTAGCCGTTCTCAATGATTTCTTTCTTCACCTCCCCGATACCTATGCCAAGTTGCTCAGCGATGTACGGTATATCCACACGGCCGAATTTGAAGATACTTGCAATGATACCGTCCTTGACATTGGCAGGGGTGGGTTCTTTCTCTTTTTCAACGACACGTTTGCTGAATACATCGGTCTTGTCAAATTTTTGTATCCGGTTTCCTTTTTCATCTGCCGTTTCTTCGAACTTTTCAAGAGCGAACACATTGGCATAGTCCACATCATTACGGAGAAACGCAATGGCGGTGTTCTTGTTGAAGTGTCCGTATGTGCTGGTAAAATCATCGTATGCCTTGTTGAGTTTGTCAAGCAAGGGTTTCAGCCCCTCATCGCTTTCATTCTCGGTCTGATAGGAAAGGACTTCTGCAAGGGCTTCCTTGATAGCGGTGTACGCCTCGAAACATTCCACTTTTGTATGTCCCTTTACTTTTTTGTCATTCACCTCAAGGAGTTGTGCGCTTGCTGTTGAGTTAATATACAGCTTTCCGTCCATGACAAACACTTCTCCGACTTTCTTGTCGCCGTTCACTTCTGCAACAGTTGTGGTTGTTCGCTCGCCAAATTCCTCCGCACGGAACGAGCGGACAAATTCAGCCAACATTTCTTCCTGCTTCTTATCCTGTTTAGGGTATAAGCCCTTGCTTGTCGGGCGGAATGTGTCGCCTTTCTCAAATGCAAAGTGCATTTCACCCGCCATGTTTTCGGGGTGTTCAATGAAATAGCGGTTGTAGTCCATCGAAAGCTGCTTGATAACCGGCGTTTCCTTTCCTTTGACCTTGCGTGTTTCCCCGGTGTCATATTTTGCCATGCGTTCTCCGCTCACATCGCTTACATCAATGGCATGGGCAGATTTCTGCCCGTTCACACGCTTGCGGATAACAACAATGTCGGAGGTTACCCCGGTGCCGCCGAAAGTCTTGTTGTGCATACGGAAAGCACCCACGAAATCTGCTCCTCCCTCGCTCACAATCCAATCACGGAGTTTCTTGCTGTTGTCAAGTGTGCCGTTGGACGTGATGAAGATACCTAAACCGCCCTCACGCAGTTTGCGCACATTCTTTGCTATACAGAAATCGTGGATGTTGTGGAATTTCTTCGACAAGTCTTTGTCGCCGGTGGTATCGTTCACACGAAGTCCGGTAACAAACGGAACATTGGTTATGGCCAAATCCACACTGCCATTCGGTATGCGTGTCTGTTCGAAACCCTGTATCTCCACCTTGGCATCAGGATAGAGGAGCGAGAGGATTCCTCCCGAAGTCCCGTCAATTTCTATGGCATGGATATCGCTGCGCTCGCTGATGTTTGCAGGCATCTGCCCCAAGATGTTGCCGATACCGGCAGAACCTTCAAGGATATTGCCGCCCTTGAATCCCATTTGTTTGGCAATGTCCCAAAGCGTATCCACAACGTATGCCGGAGTGTAATAGGCGCTGTTCGCACTCATTACAGCCTCTTGATACGCTTTTTCTCCAAGTAATTCACGGAGTTTCTTTGCAATGAGGTTAGGAGCGTAATATGTACCCTCACTGAAAGCCTTGCCCAAGCCGCCCCAGCCGCTGAACTTGCGCAGGGTCTGCATCTGCTTTTCTGTAGCCTGTCCGCCGCTTTCAATCAGTTGCTTTGCCAGTTCGATAGCCTTGATGTTGGCTTCGATACGTGCATCTACCGATGTAGGGGCGTGGTCTTTGCCACGTTCCGAATGGTTGTTGTGGGTATTCTTGGGAGTAAATGTATTCCTGCCATCGTTTTTGCGTGCAACTTTAAGAATAGCATCAACTTCCTTGCGTGTCGCTTGGAATGGTCCGCTTATATTGTCATTGCAATGGAATACGTTGGCAAGTTCATAATAGGCAATACCGGAAATCTCATGTTCTCCTCCGAGTTTGTTGTTCAAGTGCAATGTAACACCTTTGAGCTCATCGGCAAGTTTTCGGTTGCTTTCAATTTCTTTCTTGCGTTTACCCTCAATGCTTTGCTCGTTTAAGGAATCTGAAAGTCGAGGTCGCACAGTCCTATCGACTGCATTGCCTGCTCCTTCTCCTTTGTTGTCAGTTCCTCTATCGGTTTGTTGTTCGCTTTCGCTACCTGTTTCAGTGCCTCTTGATAATCCTTGCTCGTGTCTATTACCGTTGGCCAGCAGTCTTTCGGAGCGTTCTGTATCAGTTCTCTGTAATCCATGTTCGTTGTTTTTATTGTTATCAGTCAGGCTGTCAAATAAATTTAACTCATTTGACTGCTGTGAATTTACTGCTTTTTTCCCATTCTTTTTACGTGCAGGGCGGCTTTTTTTGATGCGTTCCTGTGCAATTTCTGCCTCTTGTTCCACCTCTGCCTCTCTCGTTACGGTTTCGGCGGTAGCAAGTGCATCAATGCTTGTCTTGTCGAAATTCGCCACATCAAACTTCTGTACCTCATCGTATGGGGTCATGTCGGCATCCAATCCATTTTCTGCCACCTCTGGTAAATCTCTTGCACCATTATAGAACGCTTTGAGGTACGGGCGTATGGCATCGCCCAAGTCTGCAATCATGGCTGTTGCATACTCGGCAAATTTGCGTGCGCCTTTTTCAATATGATAGACGGCCATTTCCGTACCAATGGCAAGTATTTCCGGGTCTATTCCCATATTCATTTGACCGAGCAACTTCTTACGCATACGTTCACGGAGTTCTGCATAACGTTCATCGGTAACAAGACGGTTGCCATTCGGATTATTTTCCGGCTTAGATTCTTGTTCTGTGGCTTCCGCTTTTTCTGTACGTACAATCTCCCTAATCTTAACCTTGTTTTCAAGAATGGTTTCAACAGCGTCACGCAGTTCCTGATTAAAATTCTTGGGATTACGTACAATCTCCAACATTTCTTCAGGACTGTTTGCCGTATAATTGAAACGTCCATCTCCGATAGGGATAGGGCCGCTCACATCATCGCGCTTCAACGTGGTCAATCCGGTTTCCTTGTCAACGGAAACAGAATATTGCCACACCGGGCTGTATTCCTGCTTTTCTTCCTGCTTAGATGTTTCCAAAAGTTGAGACTCAGCAAACTGCACATTGCCGTCATTTACTTCTGACAAATCAGACAAAGACAAAGGTGGTTGTGATTGTGCATCGGTTGCATATTCTGCCAAGCGTTCAGCATCTTCCTTGCTCCGCATCATGAAGCCTTGCTTTTCCTTGTCCCACCAGCCTTTCAGTTGTTTGGCAAACATTGTGGTGTGCTTCCGAACGGTATCTCTCAATTCATTGTTGAATTTCACAAGGTGCATATCCAACACCTTACCTCTCTTTGTGGTGTACTGTGCAGGAGTAATGGTATACGGAGTGTCTATTGATTCCGTCGTTTCTTCTTCCCCAACAATTCTCGCTACATTTACATACAGTTTAGCATCCTTTCCTTTATATTGGGGCGGTTCATACGAAAAGTTATATACGGTTTGATTGTCCTCATCTACAATAGAAATATTTCCTTTGTAAGCAGAATAATCAATGCCTGATTCTGTATGATTCCGGTTGCTATAATAGTATTTATCAAGTTTGGATTTATCGGATGAATTTACAGAAACAGAGCCAGTTACTTCTTCTAACCCGTATTCTATACTCTTTATACCATTAGCAAGCACCTTATTTGCTAATCTCAATAGCATTTTCACATCGCCTTCATAGGGGGGATGTGCGGTATCTGAATCACGTAATAAATCATTGAATGCCTTATACTCCTGTTTCGTCTTTACGCTCTTATATTCAGCAAACGCTTTGGTCTTACGGTAGCTGCTGTCTATCCATTTCTCGAAATCTTCCAAGTTTACGGCAGTCAACACCGTCTTGTGCTTCTTCGCCCAGTCGCTGTCATAATTCGCGAAGTAAGCTGCCTCGGCATCGTCAGTCTCATTGAAACCAAGCATTACCTTATGCTCATCAAAGCTGCCGTCCTCATTATACTGGTCCACCACGAACACCCTGCGTCCGTTCCACCCGTCAATATCGTCAGAGAGGAACACGTCTATGTGGTCTCCGTCCACGCCCTCCGTGCCACGGATGTAGCCGTAGGTGTTCTGCATAGTTGTTTCCCACTTGTTGCCATTGGCATCCACACCGCAGCGCACACTGCCTTTAGGCTGCTCGATAGTAATATCGAACACTCCGACCTGTACATGACCTTTCTTGTAATTCCCGGCTTCTTTCTGCGCTTCGGTCGGATTTACATTCACTTCCGCTTCTGCTGCTGCGATTTTTTCTCCTAACTCACTGCTTTTAACAGAATTATTTGTACCTTTGCTGTCAGAGGAAGTGCTTTGAGGAGTTATTCCCGAGTCCTTTGTGGCAGTCTCGGTTTTAATTGACTGCTCATAGTCCAAACCTTGCCTTTCAACCGAAGAGGTAGTCGCATCTTTCGGAGTGCGCCAAATGACACTTCCTTCCAAAAGACCTGTGCTTTGGTGTGAAGCGCTGCCGGATTGTTCGCCGCTTAATGGACTCTTACCGGTGGGAACACTTGCAGATGCGGCATCTGTAGAAGAGGAAACATCTTTCGCGCCCCTCTCCCAAAGCATAGGTCTTTTATTTAAACCGCCTATTGATTCATAACCGGAAGTCTTTAATCCATAAAATTTGCCATTGTCAGAATTGATAAGAATCGTAATCGCACGTTTCCCAGTACGTTTGCGCCCATTCTCTATGGAGAATATCAAAGCACCGTCATAACCCAATCGCACATGGTCAAAATTATTCATAACATCAAGCACAAACGAAACAGCCTCGTCTGTAGATGAAATTCCCAATTCCTTCCCATGTCGCTCAATCATATGGAGCATCATGCCGGGGGTCAGCCTGAATGGAGCTTTTGTATATCCTATCTCGTCAAAGACTTCTTGCGGTATATCGGCAAGGTCTATATTCCCGTTTTCATCTTGATAGAAATACTCGCCATTCCCTGATTTCTTTTCACTTAGCGTATATCTCGCTTGCTTGCTTTCACTATCTGCTTCAATTCGTTTATTGTTGCCTCCAATCGTGCTTCTTTGTTCGTCAGATTCTTCAATTCTTCTTCCACTGTCGGCTGCCCAGTTTCCGTTCTCAGTTCGTTTTCCTGTCTGATTATCTCCTCGGCTTCCTTGCTGCCCTCGTTGGCTTTGCGCACTACCGCCAGCCAATACATCGCTTCTGCGTTGTCCATCATATTCAAATTTTTCGTTTTCGTATAATAATTCGTTTCTCTTGTTTACCGCCTCGTTTATGGCTTCTGCCAGCGTCCTCGGGGTGTTGTCCGGCTCTTCAAACAAGGTTGTCTCCTGCGTGCCCTGCACCAAGTCGTATATCTCCGCAAACATCCCCTGCATGAATCCTTGGCTGCTGCCCTTGTACATCGCCGCCAGAAGCAGTGCGAAGTTACTGAAATTATCGGCAGGAAGGTAACTCTCGCCCGTTGCGTCATCAATCTGGTATTGGCGTTTCCAGCTTTCAACTGCCATCCGTGCCTCCTTGAAATTTTTCGCTTCGGTAAACAGTTTGTCCTGCGACAAGGCATAATAAGCCCGGATTGAGTTCTGTATCTCCTGGGCCATACGCTCTGCACTTGGGCTGTCATAATCCCTGAATGCCGTTGCGAGAATAGCCTTTTGAGCCTTTACAGGCAATGCGTTGAACATTTCTTCAAGACGAACACTGCCACCCTTGAAAATGCTCTGGTACATGATTCCGCGCAAGTCATTCTTGGCTTCGGCGGTAAGGTTGCCCTTGCTGTCAAATGCGCTGCTGTATTGGGTCGGTGTGATGTAGCCTTTCTGCATCATCCATTTCAACACATTTGTACCGTTGGCATCCACAAGACCGGCAAAGGATATTTCCTCATCACTTGAAGCAAGCAGCAGGTTGGCGAACGAACGCATGTCATTGCCCATCTTCTGCATGATGTTCTTGGGCTTTATGCGTTCAATCCCTCCGCTCTCGGTGTCCTGTGCCACATACTGACCAAGATTAATGGCCTCCGCATCATCCACATCAACCATATTCACAAGGACAGGATGTTTCATACCATCAATATCTTCCGCTTGCAAGCCAAACTCGTCTGCGTGGTCTTTCAGATATTGTTTGTATGTTTCCGCCTGCTCCGAGTGGGCTGCCCACATCTGACGGAGAGCGTCACTTCGGTTGTTGCCCTGTATGACCTCCCCTCGTGCGTTCACGGTAGGCGCACCCGTATAGGCGGTAACGGAAGATGTGATTTCTTCTGGACGGATGTTTCCTGCAATCTTCCGGGAAGATAACAGGCTGGCTTCGTCATTCCGTTCTTTTGGTTGCGCCTCATCAATGAAGTGCAGAGGATTACGCACACCTTGGATATGGCTCGGTTGCAACTGGTTCGCATCAATCACTGCTGCACGGCCGCCTACAAGGACATCATCGCTGAATTTTACGGATACATCCTTGCCATGCAATGCCTGTATCGGTTCTTGCCTGTCAACCTTATGACCGTTCATGCGTCTGTAACCTCTTGCCCGTGCATCCTGCGGCTTGTCGTCCACCATGTCCGGCACTCCGTTCAGGGCTTCACGCTCGATGCGTTCCGCTTCCTCACGTTCCGCACGTAACTTTTCCTCTTCCGCCTTACGCAATGCAGCAGCTTCATCAGCAATACGTCTGCGTTCCATTTCCGACTCCTGCTTTCTGCGCAGTGGGGTAAAGGCAATCTTCTTCCATGCGGCAAGTGCGGCGTTTGCCTGTTCCAGCTCCTGCTGTGCGGTGGTAATGGCTTCTTTTGCGGCCTTCTTCGCTTCAATGCGCTCGCCCATAGTAGGCAGAGTGCTTCCTTTCTTTGCTTCCGGCTTCGCATCCTGCGCTTTCTTCAACGCTTTCTGCTTTGCGTTGACAACCGCTTCGTGCTCTTTCACAATGTCCGAAACTATTTCCGTAGCCACTTCCTCGTCACCTTCCGCTTCCTCCACAATGGCATCCCAAGCTGTGTCGCTGTCGACCTGCTCATATAGTGGATTTCCCTGCTCATCCTTTGGTATTCTCTGCATGGCAGGAATATTTTGAGGGGCATTGTTATCATTTTCGGGAATATTTTCCGCATAATTGTTACCTTTATTCCTGGCAGTGGGTTCAATGTTGCTTAGAGAATCTTTGCCACGCTCCCACAGTATGTTGCCGTTTTCATCCGCCATGCTCTCCACCATGTCGTCAAGCTCCTTACGGCTGAGCAGGTTCACCTTCTTGCCGTTGATAGGTGTTTCGGTATAAACTTCATATTGTTCATCTTCATTTGCATTGGATACAACATTACCACGAATGATATTTCCATTTTCACCTCTAATCGTCAAAAGGTTATCTTTAGCGTATTGCGGTCTGTCCGCTTCTTGCATTTCCTGTTTGCGTTTGGCATTCTCAATGGTTCTCTGCTGCTCGAACTGCGCCACACGTGCCAAATTTGCCGCATCAGCCTGTTGCTGTATGGTTTCTTTTGCCAACGGGAAGATATTCACGCCGTCCGATACGTTAACTGTGCCGTCCCCGTTATCCACAATACCGTCTTCGTTGGCTACAATCTGAACCTGTATCTGTGCGTCATCTCCTGTAATGGTGTATGTATCGCCGGGGTTGAATGTAACCACACCGTCAATCTTGTCGGATGCTTCCTGTGCGAACTGTTGAATGATAGCCTCCTCCGCTGTCATTTTCTCATCGGACGGGTTCAACGGTTCATCAATGTTCAATACGGCATCGGGCGATGCCCATTCAAGTGCGCCTGTTTCCGCATCACGCACAATAAGACTGCCGTCCGAAGCCTGATTGTCAATGCCGCTGCCGTCTGCATACTGCACAAGGTTTCCACTCACGACATATACACGGCGGTCGTCCTGTTTCATCGTTGCCCCCTGTATCATGCCTGTGGTGCGGTTGGTGCGTGCGTCAACCATTGCGTTGCTTTGCTCCACACGTGCGTCTATGTCATCGCGTACACGCTGAATCATGCCGTCATATACCTGCTTTGCATTGAGATAGTCAAGAACCGTTTCCAACTCGCTTTCTCTCCAAAGACCATTGTTCCGCATTTCCTCCAATGCATTCATAGGATGTATATCCAAAAAGCCAAGCGTGTTTTCATCCACTATGGCAGAAACCCTCTGCCGCTGGTAGTCACGCATATTCTTGGCATCGGTCATTTCCTGTGGGTCTGCGAGGTTGTAACCGTCAATGTAGCTTTCATTCATTGATTGCACATCCTCGTCCTGTTCACCGCCCCGCTTCTGTGCGAGAGTACCGAGGTTAAAGCCCCTCATCATCAACGAACGCTCCATATAGGTAAGTACTGCGGCTCTCTCATCGTCAGAGAAATCCTTGTCGTTCACAATGCCCTCTGCCACACTTCCAATGTCATCGTTGGTCGTAAGGTCGATAGTCGCCCTTAACGGCTCCCATATTTCTTTGCCAAGCAATTCTGTTACACGGGCATCAGCCTTGTTTACGCCGTGCTTCATTGAAGCATACTGCGCTCCCGACAAGGTTGCCTTACCTGCACCCATCAATCCCATAGAAAGAGCCATGCCGCCCCAAATGTCGCCGTGGAATTGTCCTATCGCAAGCAAATTGGTGCGTGTGCCGTCCGGGTTCTGCTGATAAGCATCGTCCAGATTGAGCATGGTGCGCCACAGCTGACCGTAGTATTCTTCCGTTACCTCTCCGAAATAGTCGCTCACACCCATTTTGTTGAATAACTGATGTGTCTGTCCCATGATACCGTTCAACGCACCTGCATCAGCCTTTGAAAGTACTGCACCGATACGCTTTGCCCCCACCACATTGGCGAGTTTGCTCATATTTCCAAGAGTAACTACAGGGTCAAGGTGCGAACCGAACATTTCCGAATAGTTTTCAACGATGGCATCGGCTTCTCCTTGCCAAATGGCATTTCCCCAAGTCTTGTCGTTGGAAAAATCATAGTTTCCGTTCTCATCGACAACCACATCACCGAGTTTCTTGTCGATGATGCCGGTCGTGGTTTTCCCTGCCTGTACCGTGTTGGTCATCAGCGGAGCACGGAGAAGTAGGTCATCAGCGGTTGTTCCGAGAGCCTTGATAGTCCAGTTGGTGGCATACTGCCCCAAGCCTTTTACGCCGTTGTTCTTCACGTATGTCTTGAAGCCCTGTTCCGCCATTTGCTCTACCGTTTCTTTGCCTACCACCTTTGTGGCGGCTTTCGTTCCGGCTTTGGAAAGAACATTGATACCTTTGAATCCACCGCCTGTAATGCCAAAGTCAAGCATGAATGCAGGCATATGGCCGGTCATCATACCGGCTCTGTTCCAAAAGCCAGCGTTCCCGCCATACATCTGCTCCGCCTGTCCTTTGTTGTAGAGTGCGCCCATCATTTCATTGTAGGCTTCACGTTCTCCCTCTGTGGCATTCTCACCTTTCAGGTCATCAGCGTTCATCATGGTAAATGCGTCACGCATATCGCTCATGCCGAAATCCCAAGTGCGGAAATCTCCTGCCACACGACCGAAACCACGCCAAAAGCCTACATCAACACCTTGCTCACGGTCTTTCTGTTCTTCAAGGTCTTTAATAAATTCCTCCGTTTGACGAATGGCGACATCCAAGGTACTGTTTTCCTTGTCGCTCATCTGACGAGGAACATAGGTATCTGCTGCAAGCAAGAATCCAAGAGGAGCTGTATTCTTTTTTGTATCTTCTTCCCATTGTTCATGCACTCTCTTGGCACTTGCATCTCGTTTTTCTTGCAGTTCTGCAAGTTTCAGCCTTGCACGGCGTAGTTGTCCGCTTACAGACATATCAGCCGCCTGTCGGTATCTGAAACTCTCCATGTCCGCAAGTCCCTTACTGGTGTATCTGTTGCCAAGAGGGGTAATGTAGGTTTTCTCCAACTTTCCGCTCTCCGAGTTGAATTTCATTTTTCCTTCTGCTGTCTGTCCTCCGCCCAATGGTGCGTTTTCGTGATACTCACGCATGGTTTCCATTTGTTCGCTGAAACCGTCCATCATCTGCTCCGTGCGGCGTTGCATCTGTCCTATATTTGCACTGAAGCGTATTTTGTCCTGTTCCGTCAGCGGCTTTTCTTCTGCCGTAGGAGTTACAGGAGTTTCAGGTGTAGAGTCCAGGGCAGGTTGTTCGGGCTGTTGTTGCTCCGACATGAAAGTCCTGTAGTCTGCCGACTTTACACGATATTTCTTCCCCTCACGCTCCATGACTGTAGAAGCATCGGGAAAGTCTTTCATAAAACTGTCAATGTGTTCATCACGCACATTGTATTTCTTTCCGTTGTATTCAAATATTGGCATAGTTATTTGTTTTTACCGGGTGTATAATCAATCACATCATCATCGCCACCACCGGGAACATAGTCCACAACCTCATCATTCAGTTCCGAGGTCATGGTGGCAGGGTCAAGTTTGGAAAGGGAAAGCATGATTGCGGAGGCTTTGGGCGACTTGTGCCAGTTCTGTTTCACATAGTCCTCTTTCTTCTGTGGTGTATCAAGTTTCTTCATTTGACGGTCAAAAGCCCTTTTCTCTTTCTCATCCTGTGGAGAGAGGTCGGCAAGCATAGCATCATACACCTGCTGCATAGAACCTTTCCAAACATTCTCGTAAATGGCTACTTGGTTTCCGCCACCGTCAGAAAAACCGAGCTGCTTGCCACGTACACCACGTGCGGCTGTCGCTCTCGCTTTATCACGCTCTACAGCCACATTGTCATTATGTCTCTTTACTTGGAAATTGTAGGAACGGTCTGCCTGACGTTTGTTTTCATCATAGTTTGCTTGCCAACGCCTATCAGCTTCTTTGTCCCGACCTTTCTTGTATTCCTGTTCCGCATCATATCGGTCATCTGCAATCTTCTCCCGCTCGTTACGATGCTGAATACCCTCGTTGTATCGGTCGTCATTCTTTTTGTCAAGTCCGAGCTGCCTTTGCCAAGAACGTTCACGGTGTGCTTCTTCTGCATCCGCCTGTTTCGCCCTAATCAAACCGTTGAAATATGCAGTGTTCTTTTCATCACGGTCTTTCATCAACTTGTCATATCTCACTTTGGTACGTTCTGACATGGTATTCTTACCGGTGTACATATTTGGAGCGTACTGCGTGGTGAAGAACAAGTTCGAGAGTGCCGATATGCCGTCACCGATAGCCGCAAATATCTGGTCTCGCTTTTGTTTCTTCTTTTCCTTTTCAAGTTCCTCCGCTGTCGGTGGAGTATAGGGATTGAGTTTTTTGTACAATTCAGTGTATGAGAGACTGCCACCGTTCACATCGGCTTGTTTGGCCGGAGGTGCAGCGACCGTTTCAGATTGGGAGCCGGTAACGGCAGGAGCCGCAGCCGCTTGTTGTTCCGTCCATTTCTGTGTACCCTTTGCCGGGGATGATACGGAAGGAGCGTCTTGCTGCTGTTCGTGCCATTCCTTAGAGCCTTTGGGCGGAGGCGTACCACCTCCGTTACCTAAAATATCATCCATTGTTGCCATATTGAAATAGTTTAGAAAGGCATTTGACTTACCGCGTTAGTTACTCCTTGTACAGCTCCCGATATGGCATTGGCCTTGCCTTGCTCAATGGCATTAAGTTGCTCTGTGAGAGCGTTGTCGTTTTGTAAGTAAGTGGCTTCGATATTGTCCTTACGTGCTTCTGCATCAGCGGCAATCTGCGATGTCGCATCGGCGAGTGCCTGGTTGTTTGCCGCTTTTGCAGCCGCCACGCTCTCATCTGTGCCGCCCATCACAGCCGCCGAACCTGCCGCCTGTTTGTTTCGCTGTTTTATACTCTCTTCAGTTTGCGTAAGGATGCGTTGTGCATCAGCCCGCTGAGTGGCATCCTCGTTGTACCGCCTGTCATACCAGTCCTGATTCTTTTGCCGTTGAGCCTCAACATTGCGTTTTGCTTTCTTCATGGCCTTGGACGCCTTGATTCCACCGAAAATGCTGCCTGCAGCCCCTATGGCACTTCCTATTAAACCCATAAGACTTTAGTTTTTGATTATTAAAAGTTATACCTTGCGTGCGAAAGTAAGCCGTTATCTTCGCATCATCATTTTATCTTTTTACATACAAATCACTATGGCAATAGGAAAAAAGACCGGAGGGCGGCAAAAAGGTACGCCAAACAAAATAACGGCACTGGCAAAAGGGATGATTGAGAAATGGCTTGAAGCGCACAACGCTGTACCCAAAGGAGATGTGACGCCATTAATAATGCAGGACTTTCTGGAACTTGACCCCAAAGACAGGGTGAAAGTGTCGACAGAGTTCATTAAAATCATCATGCCTAAGAATATCAGCATAGACGATGGCGAGGTCAAACTCACCATTGAGGACAAGCTTGTCAAACTTGCCGGAGAAGAAGACGAGGAAGAATAATCTATTACCCTCTACTTTAGATTGTCTTCATGTCAGGGGAACCCCAACCCGAAAAGGGGATGATTTTACTGATTTGCTTTGAAGCGATGTTCGAGAGAATGTCGCTTTTTTCATGTCCGCAAGCTGTCGGAAGCGTTCAGGAAGCATTCGGGAATAATGGCACATTCTTCCGGAATTATTCGGGAAGAATGCAGGATTATTACGGAAGAATATAGGATTATTCCCGAATAATGGTGGAAGAATAAGGCTTTTTTCGGGAAGAATGCTATATTATTCGGGAATTATTACGGAAGAATAGCCGATTATTCCGGAATAATGAATGTTAATTTTAGCCCGAAATTCGCAAATGTACACTAATAGACGTGAATTTTAAGTTAAAACACTCTCTTTATTACATTTGTTTTATTTCATTAACCATTTGATTCTTCCGGAATAATTGCACATTCTTCCCGAATAATTCCGGAAGAATGTGCAATTATTCCGGAAGAATGTATGAAAACTCCCGTATTTTGCCGTAAAGTAAAGTATATATATCTACTACGTCTACCGCGCGTGCGTGCGCACGTGAGGAAAATTTCGATTTTAGGGCAAGAATAAAAGTTGAATAAAAAAGAAAGCCTACAAAGAAAAATACCTTGCAGGCTTATATCATTTCGTGAAGTCACAAAAAAAATCAGAATCCTTTTCCTTTCTGCCGTTGGTACACCACCGTCTGGTCTTTGTCGAGGTTGACGATTTTGAACATCACCATTGAACGGTTCGGAATATCGTCCGGCAGCACAGTTACGAGCCGGGCAATCACCTCGTCCACATTGTTGAAGCCTACATCGGTCAGTTCCGCCACCTTTTGCCCGTTGTGGTATGCAGCCGCATTCACCATGTAGCGGTACGACAACCGGAAATGCACTTCTTCCTGCTTTTGCTCACGCACGGAAGCTTTGCCGGAGAAGAATATGAAATCAATCACTTTCTCGTTCAGTTCCCATGCAGAGGAGAAATCAATCTTGATATACCCGCGTGTCACCTTGTGACCGTTGCTGTGGTTCATCCCAAACGCCACTTCCGAGATAGAGGCACGTACATCATTCTGAGCTACTGTTCCCCATGTATGCCGGAACGTGTAAGCCGAATACCACTCTTCCTTTGGCATTCCCATAGCCTTGCATAATTGCCTTATCCCACTGTTGACATTGGCGCAAAAACTGTCCGATGTAGTCATGCGCTGATAGAAATTGAACAAACGCTCATCATCTTTTGCCGTGTTCATGTATTTTTCAAATAGCGGCTGGATGATTGCCGGCACCCGCATTTCCATATACGCACCATCCGCACGGAACTTCTTCGTTTTGGCCCGTTGGTAGTGGATAATTCCGTTCCGGTAATCCTGCTTTCTTAGATTGTACAGGTCAATCGTGTTGATTCCTGCAAGGCAAAGCACCATCATGGCAACATCACGCCCGAACTCCGTCTGTGGATATTTCATCTTACTTTCCGGCAGAGGGAATGAAAAGAACTCCCGACATGCTTCGGGGGTAATGGCAAGCTTCTCCGCACGATCAGCCGTTGGTATTTCCACTTTCACCCATGGGTTGACTTTGATACGGATTATACCGTTATCGTAATCGTTGTACTCCAACATGGCGGCTTTAAATACCTGACGCATACAGATTGGATACATCTCCTTTGCCCTATGCGTCTGTTCAAGCGACTTTATCCATTTGTTCACCTGCGTGGAGGTCAACTGAGCGAACATCACTTGGTTGGTTCCGATGAACCGTTCCAGATGTTGTAGGGCAAGCTTGTAGTTCTTGGCATTCCTTTCCTGCCCACGGTCAATCATTCTGTCGATATGCACTCTCGCATAATCCGAAAAACAAATATCGTCATTGCCGTTCATAAGAAAATCCACCACTTCCTTGACCGTCCAATGTTCAATGTCTTTTTTGTTGAGCCGCTCGTTATATTCCACTATCCGCCCGGCACAATACTGAAGCACGTAGGGGTCTTCGATTTCTTTCGCTCTGGAAAGTTCTTTCTTCGTGACCATCTTGTCGGTCTTCATGAATTGTGTCCCCCTATGGTGGGTAACTCTAATATAAACCGGATAAAATCCGTCCTTGCGTTCTTTTTGAACACACGCTTTAAATGTTGCCATATCGTTCTATGTCTTTATTATGTTATTATTTAAATTTATTCCAAACAGCTTCCAATGTCTTAACTTTCTGTCATATCATCAATTACGGCTCTAAACACGCTCTAAACACCCAACGAAAAGCACAACAACATTCTCTAAACATTTGCGTTTATTACGCTCATTTTTC